CCGACCACGACCACGACCCCGACCGCGACCCCGACCGCGACCGCGACCGCGACCGCGACCACGACCACGACCGCGACCGCGACCGCGACCACGACCACGACCCCGACCCCGACCGCGACCCCGACCGCGACCGCGACCGCGACCGCGACCAACCGGTTTGCAGTTGAGCGGCGTTCATTTTTGGCTCCGTTGCACCGAAGAAACCTTAACGCAGTCGATCACACTTCCTGCGTTAATGATCACGCGACCATCAGGAAAAGGCTCGACCTCGTTGAAGGTACATTTCTTCAGGGCATCAGCAAATCGCCCGGTGTCCGCAATCCACGCAGCGTCTTCCATGACGATCCACTGCTTGCTAGCGGCTACAACTCGACCCAAGTCAATCATAGTGACGGTGCGGATCAGGTAGATTGCCCCAATCTCGAACGGCTGGAATTCACCCTCAAGTACGGGAACGATGGGTTGCACAGAGTCCTCGCGGACGTACTTCACGTTGTCGATGGTAATGGTGTTCGGTGTGGTCATGTAAGTCTCCTTGGTTAAATTGCCTTGCGTTGCTTCGTCGCCCGACCATACGCATTCGCATACGTGCAGACATCTGCTGTGCTGCTCACCACCTGCTGACCCGGTACGCTGGCGCAGACCTTCGCGGATTGACCGTGGGTGTAGCCGTAGTTGTAAAGACCTTTCCCAATAAAAAACATGGTGGCGAGGATCGCAAGCAAAAATATGAGGCGCTCGGCCAATAGGGTGCTTTGTGAAGTAGTCATTCCGTTACTCCCGTCGATACTGCGTTAGACGCACGATACCCGGCGTCATTACCGCGCCGGCTCATTCCAGGCACGCGCCGCCCGGTCTTGGTTATCCTGCCAACAATCTGAAGTGGCCCGGACAGGCATCGGCCATTGACGTAGAGGCTCCCGGTTACAGTGTCGGCCATCGCGTCTATGGGGTCTTTTTCAGGATGCAGGCAGATCACCTCGCACAGCATCCGCTTAAACTGTCCAATGGGCGTCTTTACCCGCGCCTGGTACTCAATAGCGCCGGTCAATGCGTCAAGGCAAGACTGGCGCAGCAGGCGTGTTTCGCCGTCCTGTTCGCGCCATTGGTCGTGTCTGAAGGTGGGTTTCATGTTGATCTAATGTTGTTGGTGTAGGCGAACTTTGCGCCGCGAAACTTACAGGTTCCTTACAAAGTGTAAAAATGTTTCTTAAAAAGGCGCATCCATCCATTCCCATCGGTCGCAGCCGATTTCAACAAAATCAGCGGGAATCTGGCCGTACAGCTTGCAGGTGTTTTTGTCGTAATGATCGCATGCGGTGCAGCCCGGCTTGACTGCTTCAAGGTATTTCAATTCCTTGCGAACGGCGCAAATGCGATCTTCAAATTCAAGTCTTGTCATGCTGCTTGCTCCTTTGGTTGCGGCCAGATGTAGCCAATGATTTCCGGATACTTTCCGGATTCGTTGATGCGGATACCTACCGGCGCTTCAAGCTGGTAGCCTGATTCGATCCAGTCCCATGCCTGCATGGTTGATTCCGGCGCGGCACCATAAGACCGCCGATACCACCACGCCTCCGCCTTCTGGCGGGCATATCCTTCATGCGACAGGCAAACCCATTCCGTAGCTATGCGGCGCAGTCCTGACCAGTATTCGACGCGCAGGGATTCCGGCTTGCCCGGCTTGCGATGAACGCCATACTTGACCTCGCTCACTTCATAGTCGGTGATCCTGGGCGCACCAACATCCAACACCAGCGCCGTGCTTGCTCGCGTGCTGTGCGGCTCGGTTTCCTCGACCGGGAACAGCGTTCCGCAAAGGTGGCATTCCTTGGCGCTAATCGGATTCAATGCGCCGCATTCGTCGCAGACCTTGATTGGCGCTTCGCCTTTGGTCTTTTTCGGTAGTCGGCCTTTGACCTTGTTGACTGGCCCCATGCGCTCAACGGTATCTGTGAAATCCAGAACCAGGCAGTCCGTCTTGCCCGGAGCAATACGCATACCACGGCCTAGAATCTGGACGTACAGAACCGGGCTTTGCGTGTTCCTGAGTAAAACAATGCAATCTACGTCAGGCACATCGAACCCGACTGTCAGGACGGCGACGGATACCAAGGCGCGAATTTGTCCGGAACGGAATCGCGCAATTGAGGCAGCGCGTTCGGCCTTCGGCGTGGTGCCGACTACCAATTCCGCCGCAATGCCAAGCAAATGCAGTTCAGCCAGTACATGCGCGGCGTGTTCGACGGTCACGTAATAGACTAGCCACTTCTGCCGATCCGCCGCAAGCCGCACGGCTTCGGTGCAGGTGGCGGCGACAAGTTCCGGGCGGTCAATCGCCTTCGCCAGATCGGATACAACGTAATCGCCGCCGACCGTGCGGACTCCACTTGCGTCAAGTTTGGCCGCAGTCGCCGTGGTGGTAAGCGGTGCAAGGTAGCCTTCGGTCAGTAGCTCGTCCATCGTCACTCGGCAGGCGATGTCGGTAAAGATGGCATCCTCGACTGCAGTAAGCCAGACGCCTGACCCTCGAAACGGAGTGCCGGTTGCGCCGATGACGCGCATATCGGGACAATACTTGTGCATGTCTGTGATAAAGGCGCGGTACATGCCGAGATCGCCGCCAGGAATGGCATGGCACTCATCAACTATCAGCAGATCAATGTGGCCGATCTTGGCGGCGTGCTTGTAGAGACTGCCGATGGTGGCGATGGTAATAGCGTGGCCGAGTTCCTTGCGCCCTACAGATGCCGACACAATCCCTACCGGCGCTTCCGGCCAAATCTCCAGCAACTTGCCGAGATTCTGCTCCAATAACTCACGCGTAGGCACAAGCATAATGATCCGCGTGCCGGGGTAGGCGGTTAGAGCGTGTTCGCAGAGCCAGGCGAGCATGACGGACTTCCCGCTACCCACGGCGGCGTCAATGATTGGATGGCCTCCGGGGTGCGCCGGGAACCAGTCGAGCAGTTCGGTCATGGCGCGGGATTGGTAGGGGCGGAGTTCAATCATCGCTCTTTGACCTGATGCGAGTCCTCTGCCCAACCGACCGCGCCATCTGCTTGATCCTCGCAATCAGCGCATCATGCAGCGCGTCGAGCTTGGCATTGATGCGGCGTTGCAGGTCTTGAAGTGCTTGTTCTGTTGGTGTCATCCCTCAACCCTCGCCCCAAATACCTGCTTGATGTCATCCACGCCGGCATCGCCTAGCGCCTTCTTATCTTTCGCTGCGCGGATCTCGATGCTGGTGTAGTGCTTGTCTGCTTCGCCGTTGTGGAACTCTTTGCCGGTCGCCGTATTTCGGTAAAGAGGATTCTCGCCATCCTCGGTTCCAAGGTACTCGGCAAAGTTCGCCAGCAGGATAGGGATATAGCGATGCCCCGCGCAGCCGGTGCGTTGTGCGTCGATTGGGATTTCTGCGGAGTGCTTGGCGCAATCCCACACTGCGCCGTCCTTGTCGGTGATGGGGGTGGAATGCGCGCAAGTGCGGCACGTTGCCCTCGGCGCTTCCGTGCCGTGACACACATCCGAATGGTCACACCACTTGCACTGGAACCAGGAGGCATCGTCCGACAGGCGCAACGGCGGCTCGTCTGCGGTGATGATCCGCTCGGCACGCGCCATCATCTTGTCATATTCCGCCTGATCGAAGTGCAGCCATTCGGTATGGATGCGATCATCATCCTTGCAGACGGCGTAATACATGGCGCGATCCATTCCCATCTGGCCCATATAGACGTTCATCTGGTGCCAGTGCGTCGGATGGGATACGGCAACGCCTTTGTCGGTCAGTTCCTTGAAAGATTTAACCGAGTGGGTTTTAGCCTCCAGGACGGCCCAAGCCTTCGCGTATGGGGTGTTGGATACTGCGCCGTCCATGTGGCCGCTGAAGTGGCCTCCGATGGCCTTGAAGCCCCATTGTTCTCCGTCTGGATTAAACTCCGACACCTCGCAGCCGATGCCGCGCAGTTCCTCCACGATGGTTGCTTCCTCGCGCTGTCCGCGATTGAAAAGCCGGTACGTCCGGCCTTCAAACTTGCGCGGAGAAGCGAAGCGGAAGCCATACCAGAGCGCACGTTCGCACGGCCCTCCGATTGCCGAAGCGCCGAGATAGTCGCGCTCCGGTTCGGAATCGCCGCGCTCCTGCCACCACCGATAAACCTCGGCGGCGACGGTATGCAGGGGCGCGGGGATTTTCATGCCTTCTTCGCCCAGGGTGCGGTGGGGGCGGAGGGTGCGGTGGGCGGTGCTGCAAACTGCGTAGGTGCAGGCGCTGCGCCAGCGGCAATCGCCTCAAACGCAGAAACCTCGTTTTGGTCATCGTACTTGCCTGACTCATCGACGCGCACCTTGACCTTGATCTTGCAGGGCCGGTTGTGAAGCTGGACGGTATCGGCAAGCTGCATCACGCCGGTCGCGTGGCACAGGGCGGAAAGTTGCCGCTGGCCGATCTTCTCGGCTTCCGGATTTGCATTGACAATGTTCAGGTTGCCGAAGATCACGCGGTTCTTGTACTGGCCGTCCAGAATCTTCCACTTCAGTTTGAGCATGCTGCCGGTGCCGGATTTGGTGGCCTTGATTTCGGATTCCTCAATCTGGGCGATGTAGCTGCCTGCCGGGATGACGGTAAAGGCTTCCTGCGGTTGGACTTTGGTTGCGTCGAAATTGATCTGTGCCATGCTGTATTTCTCCTTTAATGGCGTCCGCTTAACGGCGCGGACGCGGTGCCGTAAATCAAAATGGTGCTTCTTCCGTACTCTCAGCCATGCTCCGATAGCGTTCCAGCGCAGACTGCTTCTGCGTCTTCAGCTTAACCGGCTCACGCATGAGCGGCTCGCCAAAGTCGTCGTACTTGGTGATGATCCATTCTTCCTTGGTTTCCATGTCCGAATGATGTTCCATGAAACTTACGGGATGCTTACAGAACACACTCTTGGCATCGACTTCCGCAGCCCGGCCAGTGCCTTCGAGAATCCGATGCGGCGCTTCCATTCAGTGCCGTCGACTACAACACGGAAGCAATCAATCCGGTTCGTCTTGAAGAATTCGAGAACGTGAATTTCGTGACCGAAGTCGAAAGACTCGATCACGATGCGGCGGCGAAGATCGGGAAGCGTCGGAGGGTAATCGGGCGCAGGAGCGGCAAAGCGCGCACGCTCTCGCCCGGCACGCATGGAAACAAGGCGCTGGCGTTGCTGTGCGGCTTTTTGAGTTAGTCGATAGGTCATGGTCTACCTTGCACGGTACGTCTACTTAGCGTTAGGGGTCAGAGTAGCTCATACGCCATGCGCCGCACTTCCCACAAGGCATCCTCAACCGCAGGCCCAGTGCTTCTGTCGTGGGCAAAGTCGCCAATGTCTCGCAGTGTTGCAAGCGCGTCTTGCAGCTGTGCAGACTCTTCGCGCAGCAGTTCGTCGCTTGCAACAAGCCTCGCCTGTGTCGCCTTCAATTCGGCTTCAAGCGCATTCGCACGGCCAAGCACTTCGTATTCGCGCTTTTCGGCGTTGTCGCGTTCAGTGGTCAGTCGCTCAAGGTCTTTCAGTGTTTTTTCGCTTTTGCATCCAAGATGTTCACGCTCGCTCACCAAATATCCACAGCCTTCGCAGCGCACTTGCTTCAACCTCTCAATTTCCGCGCAATGGTCAGCCCATGTAACGTGTGTTCCTTCGGCTTGCCCTACGCATCCTGCTATCGGTGTCCATCGTTGCATTCCATTCTCCTTTTCGCCGTGTCGCCACAGCCGACTTTTCAAAACCCCTAACACGTCGCTCAACTCGGACGCAGGCGATAAAGCCGCCTGCGCCGGTTAGCTAGGCGTTAGGCCACAGGTCCACCATGGTCGGGCATCACGCATTTCCCGCGCGGGCAGTGCCCCAGCCCCTCGGCGCCGGTGTCTATCGCGTACTGGCAGCGCCCATCGCTGCGGCAGATCGTCAGCCCCGGCACGCTCAGGCCGTTCTCCTGCGCAAATGCGCGCTGCACTTCGCGGGCGAACTCTTGCACGCGCGTGGCGTAGATGCCGCCCGCAGCGTTGCGGCAGCCGTCGTCGGCAATCGCTTCCACCGTCGCCATACCAAGTTGCTGCGGCAGTTTGTAGTGCTCGCCATAGGCGTGCATGTTGGGGTCATCCATGTAGCTCTCCAAGGTTGTCGCGTGTGGCCTAACCCGCAATTCGAGCCGACGCCTAACGGCGCGGCTCAATTCCCACGTTATGCGGCCATACAACTCCGCGCTTCTGCTTTCCAGTGCTGCTAATGAAGTGCTTGCGCACGCCAGGCACTGCGCTGTCGGAGTGCTTGTGAAGGTCCGCCCTGTGGTCGTCGCAGGCAACTTCGTCGTATGTCTTGCCGCCATCGGTGGAAACCACGCGCTCATAGCAAGCGCGTCGGTGACAAAACAGGCATGTGTCTTTTCTCATGGTTTCTCCAGTCCGCATAACCCGGCGCTCAAGCGGGACCGTCCGCAAGCGGCCGGCCCCTTAGCTCTGCGTTATGCGTCATCCGCTCCACGTTCCATTGGCGGTTGAATTCCTTGTCGTCCTCTTCCGTCATGCCATCAGGAAAGGTCGCGCCTGTCGTGGGCAACTTCCCGCACGAGTACTCCGGCTTTATTCCAGGCTGCGGCGCGAATGATCCGTGCTTTTCTACGCACGCCGCGCACTTGTAGATTTCCTCATATGGCTCAGGCAGAGCGCCCGAGTAAATCATCTGCCACTCCACTGGGC